GGTTCAATAATTGCTTGCATTTCTTTTGATATGTAAGAACCTATTGTTTTGATGTGATTATCCATATAAGAAACATCATAAGTTTTACCTTGTATTTTTTCTATTTCGTGGATAATATCTTTGTAATCATCAACCAATACCATTGCCTCTTTTAATTGTGATGGTGATGCTTCATTGTCTTTTATAACATCATCTTCAATCTTGAAGATAGAATCAGCAACAACCGCTGCTGACCTAATCATACCGATTGTATCATCATTATTTGGATATGATATTAACTCCTTAAATGTTGCCTGTGCTCCAGGACATATTTGGAAATACTTTGTTCTATAACCATAAACATCAAGGTTGATTTCATTTTCAGCAAACTCATCCAAACAAGGACACATAAACTGAACCCCAACTTTACCTAATGAGTTGATTACATCTTCATTATTATCGTAGTGTTTAACTACCTTAAGGTCTCTAATCTTTTGTAATTTGGCTCTGTTAGAACCTGTGGCAAATACCTTACTACGAGGTATTCCAAGTTCATCAGCAATTGGATACATACGCTCTTTATTTGCTCTTGCTGAAATGATATAAACATCACTACCTGATTGTAATTCATATAAAGCAAGTCCCCTACCTCTTGGAGTATTCAAGGTATCATCATAGTCAAAACTAACTACTTGTCCTACAGCAAAATCTTCATCTGCGGTTGAATTACAAATTGCGTATGCTTGGTCAGGTTGTTTACCTTCATTCTTGATAAGATATTCAGTACATCTGTTGATATAATCACTCCTATCTTCACCAGGATTTCTTTTAACAAATAATACAGGTTCAACTAACATATCAGGATTAGAACAATCAACCCCACCATTTCTTGCTGGGTCTTTACACTTGGTTTTATCACCAGTTGGATAGTTTACATAATCAGGTAGTGTTTCTGGCTCATATTCCATATTCTCCTGTTTCTTTGGGTGTTTTGTTGGTAATAAGTCATAATCACTATCATACTTTGGATTTTCAGGTCTACCATTTTTAACCAAGTATAAAAACGCATTTACACGAGCAAGAGCCCATTGTTCTGCTGACCTAACTGCGGGTGAGTGTGATGTGTTGTATGCTCCAACTCCCCTTTGATAAACTGATTTTAACATACCAAGATTTACACCATAACCAAGTTTGTCTTTGTATCTTTCGTTGAAATCATCACTCTTGTTTTGTAATGTTTCTTCAACTCTTTTGGATACCTCTGCTCCCCTTGTTGTTGAGGCATCACCTTTGGCACTACCTTCACCTTTTGGGTTCTTATTTGGTGTGTCTGACTTTGGTGCTTTTGGACTTTCTTTAACCCCACCTCTTTCACCTATTTCAGCCATCTTTTGTTCTGACTTTGTTATTACTCTTTCCAAGTAATTCATAACATCATCATAAGTTGATGGTTCAAATCCCCAAGAAGCAAGTGCAAGATACCCACAACCTTCTTCAAATGACTTGGAACTATCCCAATCGGTCTTATGTCTTGAACCAAATGCCTTCATTCTTTTCAATGTTTCCAAAGATAAAGGTTCTTTATTAGCGAGTTGGTTAAGACGAGATTTTCCAACAGGTGTTAAACAACTACCATATCCATTTTCATCAACCCATTTTCTTGCTCTAATAGCAGTATCAGTGATATATTGTGGATAATCTTTTATTGAATCAACAAATTCTTGTTTTGTAAAGTAGATAAAGTTCTGTTCTATTGCTGGCATCTCTACCAAGCCAATTCCAGTAACCTTTGTATCCCCTGTGATTGTTCCTTCTATATCAAGGTCTATTATTCTAATCATTATCTATAAATAGTTTTAATTTATAAGGTCGCAAGTTCATCTAACCTTCTGTTAATTGCCTGTCCACTTGTTATCTCTGAATTGAGTACATACGCTCTAATTGGTTCTTGATTTGCTCTTGAGATTGCCTGAATCAATCTTTCCTCCATCAATGAGTTAGATGCGTTATTTACAAGTGGTTGTCCCCCACCTGATTGGTTGATTTGTGATAATAAACCCTCATAGTTCAACGAACTCTGTCTGTTGATGACTGATTCCCCACCTTCCAAGTTAACTCCACCAGCGTAAGATACACCACCCATTTCGTGTGATGGACCTACAACCATACCACCGGCACCCATTCTAATTTTACCACCACCAGCAAGTGATTGTGCGTATGCTAATTGTTGAGCAATTAAACCAACTTGTATCGCTCCCAACACACCAATAGCAAGTGCTAATGGGGGTATTTCCAAGTTAGAAACTACAGCCTGTGCTGTATCTGCGATAGCCTGAACTAATTGAAATTGTAATGACTTAACTAATGCTCTTTTTTCAATTTCAGCCTTTTTAAGTTGATATTGTTTTTCAAGTTCAATTCTTTTTTCATTTGCTTGTTTTGTATCACCTACAACCTGTTCTGCGGCTTGTTTACTTGTCTTTTCAAGTTGTTGTAATTGTAATTGGTAGTATTGTGCGTATAGTGATGCTGTCTGTCCTATCAATGAACTAAACTCTTGTAGTGCCTTTGTAACATTGTCTATTGTCTTCTTCTGTGCTTTTTGTTTCTTACTTTCAGCAGTTTCAACCTCAACAATTTCTTTTTCCAAAGCATCTTTTAACAACTCTAACTTTTGTTCATAAGTTAATTTGGAGATATCAACACCTTTTTGTTTTAGTTTAGCCTCAAAATCAGCAACATCTTGTTGAAACTTTTTCTCTTTATCATAGGTTTTTTTACCAACCTCACTGATTATTTCATCGGCTTTTTCTCTGTTTTTAGCCAGTGCTGTTAAATCAACATCATATACTTTAGCAAATAAATCTCTGTTTTGGAATATAAAACCAGTAAGAACCTCAATATTACCACCAAGTTCTTTTATTTGAGCATTTAAGTCCCCAACTTGTTTTACAGTATTATCAATACCAATATTAAACTTTTCATTTTCTAATACAAGGTTTTTGGTATTCTCAAATAAGGTATTACCAATCTTTTTGTATTGTTCATCTAATGCGGCAAGTTCTTTAGTCTTATCCTCTGGTAATAATGCTGGGTCATTTAATATCTTATTTTGTGTCTCAATACTTGCTTTGGTTGTCTTAATATATGAAACATACGCAGCAACAAATCGTTCTTGTTGTTGTTGTGCCGCTAATCTAATTTCAGCCTGTTTTTCAGGTGAGAATATTGTTGTCTCACTTTCAAGTTGAGCCAATTCCCTAAATGTCGCTCTAAACTCATTGATACTAAATGGTGGTTTAATATTGGCATTACCAATCTCAAATAATGTATCACTTAATAGAATTAAATTACTACTTAACTTTTGTACTTGAATAATAGTTTCAGGTGAAACATAATCTTTATTTAATTCAATAAAGGTTTTAGTCGCAACATTTATCTTTTCCTGTTCAGCCTTTAATTCCCCAAGTGTAATACCTGCTTTACCACTATTTTCACTGAAAATATCAAATGCCTTTGTTAATGACTTTAATTCATCACCAGCAATATCTTGTAATGTACTAAATTGTTCTTTTAATTTAATATTAAATTGTTCTTCAAGTGGTAATGTTTCTATTAACCCATTTTTCAAGTCTTGAAGACTTTTAACTCTGTTTTTACCAGTTTCAACAATCTTGGAATCTGCCTGACCAATCTTATAACCTAATGTTGATAACTTTGTTTCAAGTTCCAATCTTTGACCTAATAACTCAATTTCTTTTTCAATGATAGCCGCTTTATCTGCCGATAACTTTTTCGCCGCTTGAACCTCTTTAATTTGTAAATCAATACTATTGAGTGTTCTATCAGTTTCAATCTTTTCTCTCTGTGCTGATAATCTTCTAAACTCTTTTAGAGTTTGTTCCCTTAATTCATTTAACGCCTTATCTCTTTCCTTCTCATCTTTAATTGTTTTCTTAATTTCTCTTTCTCTTCGTATATCAAGTCCTATTAAGTTCAATACCTCTTTATTTTGATTGTCTAATAAATCAGCATAATATTGGTCTTTTATTGCTGATAATGTTTGTATTGATGCCCCTTCTTTTTCTGCGTTCTTTAGTTTAATCGCCAAGTTATTTTCAATTTGGGTTCTCTCCAAACTGTATTGATAGTTAGCCTCTTCAAGTGTCTTATTAAATCTTTCTTGGGAATCATCTGCTTCATCTGTAGCCCCCGCTAATGCGAAATACGCACCAACTAATAAACCAACAACAGCCAGAATAGCCGTAAAAGGGTTTGCCGCAAGTGTGGTATAAAACGCTTTGGTAGCCGCATTAGCCGCATTTGTTGCAAGGGTTGATGCCTTTTCAGTAATTGTTTTAGCGGCCGTTATTGCTCCACTTCGTACTTCTGCGGCACTTCTAATACCTAACGCTAATGTTAATAAGTTTTGAGCAGTTGTTGCCGCCTTTTGGACAGATTCACTTTCATTACCAAATAATGATATAGCCGCAGTAGCAGCCGCAAATGAACCTGAAATACCCGCACCTAACTTACTGAATCCCTCAATAGATTTTTCAGGTGTTATTTTTTGACTAACATCTTTAACCTTTCTTAATTCACCTTCAGTTTTAATTACCTCTGTATTTAATTTCTTGAAATTTTCACTATTGGTTCCAAAATTAAGAGCAATATCTTCTAAATCTTCCTTCGCCTTTTTTAATTCAATTTCTAATGTTTTTACATCAGTTACTACCTTATCAATACCATTAAGTTGTATTCGTAATCCTACTATTGCTTCAGCCATATTTTTAACAATTTTGTTGTAGGATTTGTCCTACACTATTTATAACTACATAAGTAGTTGTGTCAGCAGTATATCTTAAATATGTTCCCACTCCAACAGGGATATATTCTGTTCCTGTATCATAATATACTGGTTGATTATTTGATAAACCAGAAACACCAAATGTCGTTAGATTAACTGTTGGGGCAGTACCATTACATACAGGTGTTATTGTAAATCCTGTATAACAATTTAGAGTATACGCACTTAATATACCAGGGTATGGTGTGTTACCTGATAAAGTATAATAAGGTGCTGGTGGGATTACTTTATAATATCCTCCCAATTCTTTAATTAAAGATATTTCAGTTAGTTTAGTTTCAATTAAACTCCCCTCATTTATTTTTTCAATCCTATAAAAACTATCTTTAACAAATATCCTATCAGTTAAACTTGTTTCATAGATATCAGTTGGTCTTAACAAAAATCTACCTGATAATCTTCTTGTTTCGTTGGAATAATTGTTTTCCACATAATCCTCCCAAAATAAGTTCCATAAGTTGTATTGTGTGAACTGAACAGGTAATGGATTATAGTTTCCAAAGAAATCAAATGTTGACTTGAAATTAAGGTCAGATATTAAGTTTGGTATTTGTATATCCAACGAACTCAAATGTGATACACAAGGATATGTTGTTTGTTCTATTGGTGTTGCTCCTGAACTCAAATACCATGTTCCTTGTACTTGCTTGAACTCATCTTTATAACAAAATCTATTACCAGTCCAAAAGAACAAGTGAGGTTTGTTAGAATAAGGTTGTAGTGTTGTATAGGTATATCCTGATGTGGCACCTGTTGTTCTAATTGTTGTATTTAATTCCCTGTAAACAGCAGGTATAATAAAATTGTCTGCTCCATTAACAACTGTAGTTGGGGTTGCAGCAAAAGGCACTTCATAGTTTTGTTCTCCCGCCAGTAAGTTATTTGTTGATGTATATTTGAATCTTCCATATTGAAATTTGTTTGCGTCCTCAAATAGTTTATTCAAGTATTCTTCTGAACCTTTTGTCCATGTAAAGTTTAATTCTTTTGGTAAATCAAATGATAGTGGTTCAATCCTGTATGTTGAGTTCAAATCAAGTCGTTGTGTCCAATCCTTCTTAATCCTATCAGATTGATTGTAGTACCAGTTAAATGGTTCTATGATGATTGATTGTGATACCTCATCTTGTATTACAACCAAGTTAAATAATGTGATTAAACCCTTCAAGAACTCAATACAATTTATCTGTTGTAACCCCAATCTAATATTAACATTTTGTGGTTCAAACAATAAAGGTGTTGAGTATAAATCCCACATCGGTGCTTCAGAGGTAATTGAATATTCATTGTAAGGTAAAAACCTTAATTGTTTTCCTGGTGTTGATGAACTCTTTAAATCAACATACAATCTAACATACTCACCAGTTCCACAAACACCACTAAAGAACCAGTTGACCGAAGCATCGGCACCACAAGTTGGTAATTGGTATAAGTCACTAACGGCAAATGGGGGTTGTGAATCTAATGTTGATAAATCACCACCTTTTCTTGCGTATATTTGGAAATCAATATCACCACCACAGACATTATTATCATCATAGTTAAATCTAAAGTTCCAAGCATAATTACCAGCAAACGGAACTCTAAAGTAATTTGTATTAAATGGTGGATTTGGTGGGTCTATTGAACTTGATACACCTGGTCCTAATACAAAGTTATTCAATGGGTCATAACCATCACCTCTAAATGTTTGGAAATTAAGAGGTCTTGCACCAGCACTACCAAAGGTAAATACTGTTGATGGACGCATGTATACCTTGAAGATGTTTTGGTTTGTTACCGCAGAGGCAACAGTTACTCCAAGTTGTCCATTTTGGAATGTATCCATATACATTGACTTGAAATAATCTGTCTCAAAAAACTCACTAATAACATTGTAATCTGTTTTAGCAAATATTCTATTGATAACCTCTTTAACCCTTATTGATGGTTTCCAAATGTACTCGGGCACAGATTGTGTTGATTGGTCAAATGAATATTCTTCACCAAAGGTATATGTAAATCCTGGTATTGGAGATGCTGTTGACCCATTATCAACATATGGTAATCCATAGTTTATCATTGGGTATAATATCTTACCCCCAAATAAACCATCTACATCGTTGTTCTTTGCCTCCCAAGATTTGGTGATGGCTGAATAAGATAACTTATGTTGTAAGTCATCCCATTGTAAATCTTGTAGTGTTATGTTTCTTATTTCAGAAGCAAAATCACCAACTTGACCCATTATATAAACCTCATAATCTGTATAATTTGGGTTCTCAACAACCGCTGATAATCTCAATAAACCAGTGAATATGTCTGTTCCCCTATATTGAACTACACATTGTATTTTTGTTAAGGGGTTAAACTCAATACCATTGACCTCAAAGTAGTGTTCAAATATAATAGCGTTTGTATTTGTATTTGGTACAACAAATTGTTTTGTGTATGATGATTTTCTTGAATCTAATGCATTGATATCCAACTGTTGTATCATAACAGCAATTGGTATGTCTTCATATATGTCTACACGCTTCCAAATACCATCAAGATATATTAATAAGGATGTATCCATTTTAGAATCCTATTAGTGTGATATCACTACTATAAACATATGTTAATTCAATGTTTGTGATAGTTCTATTTCCTTTATTTTTTCTTGTGAACTCTGTGTTAATAACATTGATTGGTCTTAATCCACCATCTTCTCTAATTTCGTATACTTGATTTGATGTATAAACCTCTTCCAAGTACATAAAGTCAGGTTGGTTTAAGAAACCTGAATTGATAACATGGGTTTCAGACATTGTAAGTTGAAAGTCAGTTAGTCCACGAGCGGTTTGTTCTCTTGTTGGGTCTGAACTACCCCAATCAACAGCCCAACGATTATATGATTGTCTATCAATAGCAAGTCCCTCACTCTTACTTGCCGTGAATCTGTAGTAGTCCCAATGTCCATATCTGTTTAACCACATAAGTTGTAGTTGAGGGTTTCCACTTCTATTACAGATTGGACCTAAATTGACTGTAAATATTTCTGATACAGGTGTATATCCTGAACAATTCCCAAGAGTATATGTTGTTGGTACGGGATTAGGTAAGTTTGCCATAGTTTCTTATTTTAATTTATTAACATCCCCCACCTACGGTACATATCACAATAATTGGTGATGCGTTGTATATTATTCCTCCGTATTGGTAATCACCGAAGAACAACACAGATAAACCAGCATCGGTGTATATGTTCTCACCAACATCACCTGGTGATAAACCTGGTGCCATATAAAGGGTTATTGGTGTTGCACTATCACAGAAACATTCCCCACCCACACAGGTCGCAAAACACTCATTAACTAATTGTGGTACTCCTTCTGGTGTTGGAGTCGGAGTTCTTGTAAGTGTTGGAGTCGGAGTTGGTGATAATCCTTGAGTTTGGGTAGGTGTTAAAGTCGGAGTTGGAGTTGTTGTAGATGTTGGAGTCGGAGTTGGTTGTTCACAATCACCAGTGTTTGTTACAATCAATGCACCCTCAATGATGAAATCTCCCAAATTACATATACAAACATAAAACTCTTGATTTGGATTAACAACAAGTGTTCTTTGAATGTTATTACAATCCGCATAATACAAAATACCCTGTGATTCCAATGATGCGTTGAATACACTATATTCTTTACAAGCACATACTGTAGGAGTTGCTGACGGAGTAGGTGTCGGTGTTGGGGTTGGTTGTATTGGACTGGTTGTTCCTGTGAATTTACCAAACAACTGAACTGTATATTGAACAGCGTTTGATGGTGTTATTCCTGATAAGTTTCTTGGACCTGCGGCAACATATAAAGTATTGTAGTTTGTGTTACCTGATGGTATAATTAAAGGTAATTCTTGATATACTTGATTACAACTTGTTCTTGGACCCCCACCATTTGTTGTGATGTTGTCTGATGTTACAGCGGTAATAACCAAGCCTTGGTCATCATAAAAAGTCCATTCGGCATAATATGGTTCTGATATGGTTGATGAATCCAAATAGTAGTTTGTAAAGGCGAGTGTGTAATACTCATCTTGTTCTAAATCACGGGTTCTTGGTGAGTTGGTTAAGAACAAACCAGATGTGGTTGGGTCAATTGTTGTTGGTGCTCCTGATAAAACAAATGGGGACATATTAAAGTCCTGTTGTGTTGCTCTACCATTTACCCCCATAGTTGATTGAAATACCTTCTTTAATCCACTTGGAATGCTTGGTGGACCTTGTGTATTACCTGAACCTGTAAAACCTGTTACAGCCCCCAATTCTGTTGATGAGTATTCATAACCAAAATAAACCTCATAGTTTATTGTCTCTGCTGAATAAGGTGCGGCAAATGGGAATGTTTGGTGTTGGTATATTTTTGTTGTGTTCCATAAACCAAATGGGTTATTCTCACAATATGTCTTTAATATTCTTGATGTATCAATAACCCCAAGTCCATAAGGGTTTGGTGTTGCTTTTCCCTGAAATACATTATTACCATTTACATACAAATCATAAGTGTATCTAAATCTAAAATTGTTGATTGTATCTGCAGAGATTGTATAAAACAACCCATCTGTTAGTACGGGTTGAAATGTTGGTGGTTGGTGTAATATCGCTATACTCATTTTATCTTAATTTTTCTGTTAATTTGTCTATCTGAAATTGCATAAATCCTGCGATATACTCACCATACTTATCTACAAGTTCTTTCTGTATGGAGTTATAGGCTTTCATAATAAAATCATTTCCACCATAACCATACATACCAATAGACCTTCTAATCAAAAATACTAAAGTTTTTCTTGGAATAAACCTACCTTTAGCATCTCTTATACCTTTTATTCCTTGTTTTTGTCTAACCCATTTATCAATAGGTCCTGTTGGTGGATATCTACCAGGTCTTCTACCTTCTGAAACAAATAATCCTTCCAACGGCATCTCAAGTATTAGTTCAGGTATTCCTGTTTGTGGGTCTTCTTGAAACTTTACATTAAGATTTTTGTATAAGTTCCCTGAAGCATTGGGTGTTGATATTGGGGTTGGATATCTACCTGAAACAGGTTTTGGTAATCCTGGTTTACCTGGACTACCATAGGTTGTTGAAGGTCTTGGTATTTCAAGTTGTCTTCTTAACGCACCTTTTAATATTCCTGATATCTCATTTAGTATACCTTGTTCTATCATTATGGTAATATCAAGTTAATTGGACATATACAAGTAGAAGCACTATATGATAATACATCAAAACTTGATACACACTCTCCCGGTTGTAATACAGGATTTAGATTAAAATTATGGGTATGGTCGTTATTTTGTATTGTCTCTGTGCCATAAAAAATTGTTCCCATATCACCATAAGCAACACCTGAAATTACATAATCACATAAAGCATTTGTTGGATTACTAAATCCACTATCCTCCCATATTTTTAATGAAAAATTAGAACACCCACCTAAATCTACCTCTAAATATTGTGTTGTAATAGGACAAGTATTAGTAGGAGTAATTGTGGGTGTAGGAGTTATTGTTGGTGTTGGTGATGGTTCTGGTTCATAGTAATCACATGCGTTAATATCAGTGAACACCACAAAACTACAATCAAGTGCTACCCCACCAACAAAGTCATTAAATCTCTCTTGAAATGGAACTGCATTGGTTGGTAGTACAATATCCATCTTATCATACAAATCAGGGTTTTGATTCATACCCCTTTTGATAAAGGACATGAACCTTCTGGCTTGGATATCCATATCACTAACCACATCAACCTCATTTGATAAGTCATCATTTATTCTATCAGCAAAGATTAAGGACATATTGTAGGTTACAATGTTTTCCTCATAAGCGATGTTCTGTGGGGTTACAAATACAAATGGGTAGGTTGGGGTCATACCTGTATTGTCTGTGTTACCAAACTCCACGATATTACCAAACCCAAATGAGTTTAACCCAATACCTACTTGTGATTGTTGGTATTGTTTTATAAGTGATACGATTTTATGTATTGAAACATATTCTTCCATAATAATTAAATAGTGTTTTTATCTGTTGAACTGGTTTTATTTTTTATATTGCTTTTCCAACTTTTTCATTTCCTCTTTTTGTTTCTGTATACGCTCTTTCATAATTGATGCTGTATTGAGACACAACAATAAAGGCAACTCATCTATTTGGTTGATTTTGGTGATGTCTTCTCCTGCGAGGTTGAGAGTGATACTAAAATAGTATCTAAAGGCAGCCTCTTTTTTACCCATTTTGGGAGTATCTCCCACCCCTTCATTATCATCTGGTTCATTTTGTTCGTCCACATCAAAGAACTCTTTATATTGGTTGTATATATTGTTGCGGTTAGAAAAAAAAAACCGCTGGCACCAAACCAATACTTGATTGGTAGTTGTCTAAACTCATATGCTCTATCCTCAATTTCATCAGCCTTATATGGAGCAATCTTATACTTACCATTTTTCTTTTCCACAATAGGTCTATATAATATCGCCATAATCAAATGGATATTGTTTTGTATGTCCTCTGATGAGAATACCTCCATGTCCATCCAAGCACCCCAAGCAAGTTTACTCCAATCATTCTCCAATCCATACTCAACTCCATTATGGGTGAAAACATTATATAGTTCGTCTTTAAGGGAACTTTCGGTCATTTGGGACATTAGGTATGACTGAACAAACTCCATTTGATTTAATGGTAAATCCTTCAGTTCATTTACAGGAACATTTAATAGTAAGGACAATAAGTCAGGTGGGGATGTCTTATACATCTCCTCTTTGTTATGTATCCTTTGGAATTGTTCTATTGTAATTTCAGGTTGAACTTGAATCACCCTCTCATTTAATTGTATTTCTATGCTCATATAATTGTTATTTTTGTTTTTGGTCTATCTAAAAATTGTACTATCCCATATTTCAAGGCATCAATTAAGTGGTCTTTACCTATGGTATTATTTGTTATTGCACCTGTTCTGTCCTTCTTAAACTTGAAATTAGTAAACTCACTAATTAAATCCACACTCTCACTATGTAAGTATATCTTAAATTGTTTCATCTTTTGGATTCCGTATAAGATACTGGTCTTGTTCACTGGTCTAACATTTATCCCCAACCTTTTTAATTCTTCTATAGATTTTGGTTCTGCGGAATCAGCAACCACATTTACATTTCGGTCTATACCAATCTCTTTTAATTTGTATGCCAAATCTTCATTGGTTAGTCCAAGTTGATATATCAGTTGTTTAACATATAAGTTCTTTCCATCTACATTGATTTCCACAACAGCACACTCATCATTTGAGAATCCAAAATCTATTGAGTAGTATTTTTCTTTGATGTTTCTTGGTAGTTCATCATATAACTCTGGTTGGGTAAATATCTTTTCTCTTGGTTCAACAATAAGACCCTCTGAATAAATCTTTGCCATGTCAGGGTCAATGTCTATAAGTTCCTTGATTGCCTGAATTGTTCTTTTATCCAAAAAACTATTCATTCTCCAAGTTGAATGTAACATACACCCATTTTCTTTTCCTTCATATTCTAACCCCCACCAATCAATGGGTATTTCAGGGTTATAAAGTGATAAGATGTATCTTGAACATCTAATATCCATTTGGATAAATGCGTTCTTGTCTATTGTGTTTACCTCATCAACTAAAATGATGTCTGACTTGAAACCTTTTAGTTTACCTGTGGAATCATCTAATCCAATAAATCTAACAACTGAACCATTTTCAAAGGTATAAACAAACTCTTGTTTTTGGAATACACCTTTATCCCACAGGTCTATAGATTCCATTACCATCTTAAAGTCAGGTAGAATTGTATGTCTTAAAGACACTTGTGTTTCACGGGCTATGGTTATACTTGTCTTGGGGGTTTTGAGTGCTTCTAACACGATGTATTGTAACGCAGAGATGGTTTTTGATGAACGAGATGAACCCCTCAAAAAGATATATCTCTTATCTTGTTCCACTGCGTTGTGGATATGTTCCCATACCTCCGTTACTTGGAATTTCATAAACTATCTATAATGTTATCAAACCATTTATCAAGGTCGTAGTACCTACTATTTGTTCCTTTATCACTAAAGAATTGTCCTTTAATTTGTTTAACAATATCATTATCAGTTGTTCCAACATATTCTTTTCTATGTCCCCCAAGATAGTTTCCCTTGTCTTCTCGTGTCTTGTTATATTGAGTTATAACACCATCATTTAACATATCATCACATACCAGTAGGTTTGGTGTGAATCTACCCCTCACATCAATCTCATTTAATGAACTTTGGAACTTGGTAATAGAACCCTCACTAATCTGTCCTTTTTCAGGCATCTTATAGTTTCCTTCCAATCTGTATTTTGGATTAGTGGCGGGGTTCTGTGTATCCTCAAATGGTATTCTACAATCATCCAACCACATTATACCTTTACTGTATTTCATCTATAATCTTATCAAACCATTTATCCAAGTCGTAGTATCTACTATTTGTTCCTTTATCTCCAAAGTAAAAGTTATTCTTTACTGAACCTCCACCAAAGTTTCCACCCCCATATTGCTTTGTTGTGTCTTTTAGATTGTCTTGAACTTTACTAACACTACCATCATTTAACATATCATCACATACGAGTAGGTTGGGTGTGAATCTACCTTGTTGATTTTGTTTTGTATCAAATATAGTTTTACTCTCATTATAGGAGTTCCTACCATATATTTTTACATTAGTCATATCTCCAAATGGAACAGCATTACCTTTATCTGTTTCATCAACAAAAGGTATTCTACAATCGTCCAACCACATTATACCCTTACTATATTTCATCTATTATCTTATCAAACCATTTATCCAAGTCGTAGTACCTACTTGATGAACCACTATCACCAATTCCTACTCCGTGTGCTTGGGGACTATTACCAAATAAAGAACCAGTATGTTCTGTTGGTTTATAGGTTCTTTTACTTTGTTTTGTTATAACACCATCATTTAACATATCATCACATACCAGTAGGTTGGGGGTAAATCTACCTCTGTTAGATGGTTCTAATATTCTATTTTTTATATTCCAACCAGTTTCACTTTGTTTAGTTTCTTTATAATCCGTTGCGACCATAATCTCTTCATTATGAGGTATCCTACAATCATCCAACCACATTACACCTTTGGAGTATCTCATTTCTTATCCTTGAAGAACTTAATGAGTTGCTCTCTATCAACAGATAATCTTTCCTCACAGATATCAAAGTATTCTTTTTCCCTCTCCACTCCGATAAAATTGCGGTTTAACAATTTTGACGCAATCCCTGTCGTTCCGCTGCCCAAGAACGGGTCAATTACCCAGTCCCCTTCCCTTGTGAATAAGGTGATGATGTAGGACATCAACTTAACAGGTTTGGTTGTTGGGTGTATGTTCTTTGATGTTGTCGGTCTGTTCTTTTGTGGAACATTGAACTTTTCTTGTCCTTCATCTCTTTGGGGTTTTTTCTTTTCCTCACCAGTTAAACCAAAGTCCTTTTCCTTCTTTGCTGGTTTTGGAACTTGAATAAATGGATAAGTCATTTTGATATTATCAGGTAATGCCTCAAAGTTTAATACATTATCAATATAACTTTTTGACCCGTGTGGTTTCATACCAATAATGATATGTTCCACGGCAGGTTTTGGTTGGAAACCTAATTTACTACCTTCATACTTTTTGGCGAGGTCTGTTGAAGGTTCTGTAATATCAGCGGCGTTTCCGTGTGGTTTATCATCAACAAATGCGTTATTTATATCTGTGTTGAACTCATAAGCATATCTACCATCAGTTCTTTTTCCAACAACCTCACGCTCTGCACCCATCCTTTTATCTATCATCTTACTTGTGTCTGATGCTTTTGGAAACCCCGAATGGTACGCCCAATATATTGGACTGAACGACATATCAAACCCTGCATCTTCCAAGTCCTTAATCATACGATACAACACATCACTACGAGGACTACTCATCACCGCAATAAATGAACCAGGTTTTAATACCCTATAACACTCTTCCCAAATGTCTTTTGGAGGTAAAACTTTATCCCACTCTTTACCCATAAATCCTATTGCGTACGGTGGGTCTGTGGCTAATAAGTCCACACTATTATCTTTGAGTTGTTTAAGTACCTCCGCACTATCTCCATTGTATAAATGTTGTTCTATCATAATTTTTGTTCTAATCTTTCTTTACTAAACTCTGCGTATTTTTTATTTAACTCAAACCCAATGTATTCTCTGTTGTTACAACCCAATCCTGTGGTTCCTATTCCACTGAATACATCAAGGACCACATCACCTTCATCTGTTAGTAAGTTGATGAAGTATGTGGGTAATTCTTTGTGATATGGTGCGGGGTGTCTAATGGTATTATCACGAGCAAGTCCTGCTGTTGGAAACCTGAATACATTATCAGGTCTAATACCATTTGTAAGTTGGCTACCATAATCTATTGTTTTTTCTTTTACTCTTTCCCCATCTTGAATTGTTCCGTGATTCTTTACTGTCCATTGATATTTGGCTCTATCACTTGTTGCCTTGGCTGGTTCCTTCATTACTCTATCCATGTAGAACTTTAACTCCTTTTGGTTCTTAACAAAGTGGAATATAAACTCTGTATTGTTTCTAAACCTTTTCTTTGAGCCATTTGGTATTCCATTCATCTTATGCCAGATATAGGTATCATAAAACTTTAACTTGGTTTCCTTTTGACTGCGGTATATCAATTCATAGATAAAGGGGTTTCTTAACCCATTGGAACAATTATCATTGATGTTTAGTATGAAACTACCACTTGGTTTAAGAACTCTGTGTATTTCGTTGAATAGGGGTAATAACCAATCACAATATTCATTTGGTTTTTTGATTGATATATTCTTTCCATAATTCACAATATCAGCATAGGGTGGACTGGTTATTACCAAATCCACACTATTGTCTGATAAGTCCTTAATCAACTCAAAACAATCACCCGTTAGTATTCTCATCTTGTTATAAAATCTGTTCTATTTTTATACACATCATAATCCATTGGTGTCTTGAAATACTCATCATAGATTACTTTAATCATTTCATCTATCAACATTGTTATTTCTTGTTTGTTGAACTTAACCCCCTTGTTTACAAAGATGGTATATTCAAAGGTTACATAACCATTCTTTTGTTCCTCAAATGTGAATGGAATCTCCGCCACATCAATCAACATTCCATTAAAGTAGTATTTGTTGGAATTGAGTTTGATTGTGTTCTTAATCTGTTCTAATAACTTTTCAACCTTCCTTGTTGCTTTATGGTCAGTATGAACTATAAACCATGCCTTCATTGTTAGAATAAGGGACTTGAAATTAACCTTATCTATTGTCTCACTTGAAAAGTTGATATTTTCATAGTTATTTTTAATCGCAAAGGTACAACCCTTTTTAATTAGTTCTTGTTCAATCTTTGCTTTCGTCATCTTGTCCCATTTGTGATTTAATAATCTCAATCTGTATTGGACTGGTTGAGTTGTCTATTTTCTCCCCTTGTGTTGTAACATCAATATGTTTTTCACTCTTCCAATTATTCTTGAACTTGTTGGTCATAATAACCTGCCATAATCTTGTATTAAACCCTGCTCCGTTGTTCTCACTCATTGATTCATACGCTTTGTTAAACCACCAATCCTCACATAACTTTTGATACTGCATGAACGCTTCATTATATTTTTTGTTTGTCTTGAGTAATCTAT